GGAATTACTCGTGGTAGGAATACCGCGATGTTAGCAATATCATGCGATAACCAAGTAAACCATAATCCACCAGTTGCTACCCACTGGGCAACACGCCAAAATTTCTTATTACTTTCAGATACTGGCTGAGTTTCATCATACCATTTACCAAAGTACTTATGGATAGCAAACCATACAGCATAAGCAAATGCCGCGGCTACACCATAACCCATAATTGATTTCATAAGCATCTTTTCCAACACAAAGGTTGAAGCAAATACTGATAAGACTAGGAATGATGTTGAAACAGGTACACCCATTCGTGTTAATGCTACAAGAATAGCAGGTGCTGCAGCATGATACCATTGCACATCTTGAAATGGGATCTTATTCAAACGGCCATAGGATATATCACCACCATTCATATACCACCCATACCAGAGTGTATATAACAAAACCGCAGATGCTGCGGCCCATAATACTTTAAAATTAAATCTCTCATTGTTTGATGCCATCCAAGTACCGAGAGTTTGTACTGAATCATTGGCGATTACTGCGTATGCAGCAAGCAGGAATCCGATAAGACTCCACATTGTGAGTAGTTCCATTTAGTTCTCCTTTTGTTTGACGGCTTTACCCCGTCGCTCACATAAAAAAGACAAGGTATTTACCACCTTGCCTTAAATTATTTATTACAGAAACCTCAAAGTTTTGTGACAGTAATGTAAAACTTACAAAGCTTTATCTAAATTACCATGATTACCTTCGTGTGAAGGTGGTGTCCACCCTGCTGGTTTCAACAAATCAGGTAAACCAAAACGGTTAGGTCGACCAGGTTTTACACCAGGTTCCTTTGCCATATTTGCCTCATAGATACGGTTCCATGCTTCATTTGCATCAACACCAAATACGTCAAGTGTACCCAATGCGAATACGCACATATCAATCAAACCATCAACAACTTCTTCAGCATCTGAATTATTAATAGCTGATAATGTTTCTTGGTATTCTTCACCAATCATTAGCATGCGGAACATAAGGTATTTACGCATAAGATCTTTATCATCTTTGTTTTTCTCAAACCATTCGGCCACGCCGAATTTATTATGCATCATATACATATCGTGTGCCATATCAGTCATTATTTAGTACCTCATTTTTTAAAATTGCAATCTTATCTTTGATCTGCAACCGTTTCTTTTTAGCCATAGTTACATATTTGTCTGGTGCGTTCTCAGCTTCGAGTGCTTCCACAACAGTATTCTGATACCGCCATGCTGCCTCGAGTGAATTAAGCTTTGTGTTTGTCATGGTGTTACCTTTATCCAAAGAAATCTTCAAGTGTATTAATTTTTTCAGCATTCCAACCAATAGCATCAAGGATTGATTCAATCGGACTGAGGAACACCTTTTCAAATTGTTTATCATAGTCAATGTAATTTGTCAACTCAAATTCTTTAGGTAATGCTCCTGGAAACGAAATAATGTTTTCACGGATAGGATTTGGCATTTTCAAGTAAACGAACTTGATCTTGTCACCACCTGCGATTGAGTCATACCGTTTATTTAGTCCTAGCTGTTTGAGATGATTGTTGTATAGAATACAACCACGAACGTGCATTGGACAACCTTTCTTATAAGAACCTTTTACTTTGTACTTATCAATGTTATCGGTACCGCTATTACGTCCGATGTCTTCAGGATTAAGTGTTCGGAATTCTTCACGGAAATCCTGGATGAACTGCTGCATTGCTTCTTCACCTTCATTCATAATAACTTTGAATGATTTTTTGAGTTTCTCACGGCATACCTCAGGTGTTGATGAGCGCACTGATTCTAAACCTGTAACTGAAATCTTTGGCTCTTCATAGTGAACACCTTCGGAATTCAGTGTATTCATAATGTACCGTTTCTTAGCAATGAACACCGACTTATCAGTAATCTTTTCTCGTTTCATTCCCATTGCTTGACGGTAGGCACCCATCTTTTTTGCAAGTTCTTCATAGCCAGCATCAATCACTGGTTCAATTTTCATCTGACAAACTTTGTCGAGGAACTCCTCACCTTTCTTACGGTCAACATCAACAGTACCAAATGCTGATTCTACAATCGGTGCCATATCAACATAGATTGAGTCGGTATCAATATATACGATATAGTCAGTATCAGTTTTAAGGATCTTGTTGAGATAATTGTTTACTGACTGTTGAGCATACCGAATAGACAATTGACCTGAGGTTGTGATTGCCTCGGCCATATCGTTAATATAATATAGGAAGTAAACATTTGCCATGGCACCATATAGTGAGTTCATACTAATTTTGATAGCCATCTGTGAGTTATGCAATTGGTTTACTTTGCGTTTCAATTGTTCTTTGATAGCAGGATCGGTTGCATTCTCGAGTTCTTGTTCAACACCAAGCATTTCTTGTTTGATGATCTTACGGTTACCATAATACTCATTAATGATTTCAGGAATAATACCGATATGCTCATTAGTAAAACAAGCACCATTGGCAGCAACGGACATATTCTCACGGCTTGATTGATATTTACCACTCAATACCATATCCTGTGATACGTTTTCACGCTCATCCTCAAGGTAGGTTTCAGGTGACATATTATATTGTAGCATCAAGTGCGGATATAGTGAGTTCAAATCAAATGATACAATCCATGGGTGCATACCAACTCTAGGATCTTTTACATAACCGCCAACCAATTCTCCAGCACGTTGACCTGGACCACCTTTGATTGGTGGGATACGTTTTTCTTTAATCAGTTTACGATACAAGGTTGTTTCCCAAATACCAACTGTACCAAATGCATCACCATAGTTTACACCGCCGCCATATGCAACAGTCATAACCAATTCAAGTAATGATGTTTCATCTTCAAATCGTTGGATCAGCCAAGTATCTTTAAGGTTATAGTCGAGATATAATTGAGGATTTTGCTCATACAGATTAGTCAGGTTACCGTATTCAGAGTAATCCATTTTCTTTTCACCGAGCACAACGTATGCAATATGGTCAAGTTTCCATGATTCTTGTGGACCATACTTGTAACCAAATTTCTTGAAGGCATCCATATAGTCGATAACGGTAATTCCGCTGATACGATATGATCCTTGATCTTTACCAAAGAACTCACGGGAATACGGTCGGACCGAACGCCACGGTGACAATTCTTTAACCTTTTCTTCACCTAATAGGTTTTTCATACGAGTAATAATATATTGAATGTCAAAGAATTCAACATTCCAACCTGTAACAATATCAGGATAGTCATTTACCCATATACTAATAAACCGTTTGAGTAATGCTTCTTCGGTATCAAACTGCATCCACAGAATATCATCAGTATCAATATCAGTTAAGGTCTTGTGCTTATCATATCCTTTTCGGCCAAGCAAGTGATATGTGTTTGACTTTGAAGATTTATATGCGATGGAAGTGATTTCCTTGTCCGCAGTATCCATGTTAGGATACCCATCAGCAATATCCACCTCAATATCAAAACTGACAATGTTAATGAGCGTTGGATCAAATTTAATTTCATTAGGATACTTTTCTTGAATAAATTGTGAGACATAATTTGTATTACCACATATCTCAAGTCCGTGAACACCTTTATACTTTTCGGTAAACTCCTTGGCATCTTTCATACTATCTTGTAACATCGGCTTGACTGGTGCCTTTGTAAACAGCGATTGGTATTCTGATTCTTTTTGTTGTGTGGTGATATACAGAGTTGGTTGATACTTTACTTTGCGTTCAAACCGTTTACCGTTTTCATAACCGCGCCATAGGATGGTATTACCGAAACGCTCAACTGAGGTGTAAAAATTAGACATGGATATCCTTTCAATGTTATGTCCATACTATAACAGATTTCCGTTTCTGTCAACTACTTTTTTGTCAAATATATCATCCAACAGGAACCCCAACCGATTGGCCATTTGCCTTTGATCCACGAATCATTCCACATCTTTGTTTTATGTTCAGGTTTAAGGAAATTCAATTGAAATCCTGCCTGTTGTAATTTTGGTAATAGCTTTTCTCTCATTTTGATAAACATATCAGGTGCAGACGGTGATGCGTCAAGGTGCACTTCCATTGCAATGTGCTTTACGTTATTTGATAGAAAATCCCAATTCTCCTCATTAAACATACTGAACTCGCCGCCTTCGCAATCAACTTTAAGATAATCTAGGTATTGTATTTCAAGGTGTTTAATCAATTCTTTAAATGATAACATAGGAACACTACCTTTATCAAAGTCGCCAAACCCATTTTCAATATTTCCACCGACAAACGCATTCGTAACAGACAGAGGGCTTGTCTTTTTATTTACGATATGCGGCATAGCATTATGAAAAATGGTTTCAATAAGAATAGGGTTTGGCTCTACAGCATATACCTTTGCTGCTCCTTGATCCAGTGCTTTGCAGGTAAACATACCATTACAAGCACCGATATCCATAACAATATCACCAGGCTGTACTTTGTACCACCAGTCATATGTGTTCTTAACAAAGAATTCATCATATAAGGTTAGTGATGTTTTTAAATCATTAATGCCATTAACTGACATACCGTTGTGGAGTGTTTTTATATTCATGCTGTGATCTCACTAAAATTCTTTACTTTCTGAAAACGTATATGGGAATCAAATTTGTCTCCAAACTGATGACCCCGATGACTGATAACAAAAATGTTATCATCTGAATTAAGATTGTGTAATGTATCAATCAGATTTTCAATACCTACCGAGTCGAGTGCACCGTCAAGTGTTTCATCAAGTAACAACAGATTGGTTGAAACTGAATTGCGCAGTTTGGCAACTGAGCGCCATGCTAACATAATTGATAAGGTAATGCGTAGCTTTTCTCCTTCAGAAAACGAAGCATACGAGAATTGGTCACGGAACCTTGATTTGATAACCTCATTAAAATTTTCATCAAGTTGAAAGTCAACAAACAAGTCAAAGGCACCAAGGTACTTATTAATCAGTTTATTCATTACTGGAATATATTGACGGATGATCCGTGTTTTAATACCGCCATCACGTAGCATTGTTTGAACAATATTGAGTACTTCTTTATGGTTAAACAGATCGGTTTGCTCAACCTCATAATTGGTAAGTGTGTCGGCATATTGCTGTAGCTTTGAAGTATCAACTTCTTCGAGTTCAGCCTCAGCTTGTGTCAACTCATTTTTATATGATACCAATGCAGATTTTGACATTTTAATAGTAACACGGTGTTCACCGATAGTCAAGTTTAGGTCGGTTATTACATCCTCAACCTTAGATATCTCTTCAATCCTATCAGTATATTCTTTTGCCTTTTCTGCAAGTTGCACCAACGCTGTTTCAATTTCAGTTTGCTTTTTACTTTTTTCAGTGATAATGTTTTCTTTAAACGTATGCTCAATGCCTTGCTTACAGGTTGGGCAATTATCATGGTCATGGTAAAATGCTAATTCTTTTGTATGTCCACGTAATGAGGCTTCCAAATCTCGCCTAATGCTTTTTGCTTTTTCCAATTTAGACTTTTGGGAAGCTTTATCGGATATTGTGGAGGTGAGGTTTGCAATATTATCCTGGAGAATTCCAATGCTTTCTGTTTCTCCTTCAATTTTTGCAATGTGCTCGGACATTCTAAGCCGAACTTTGTCCACTTCAGCTTCTCGAATTTTACGAATTGATGCATTGTGTTCCTTTGCTTGACTCAATTTTGATTCGGTTAAATCCATTTGATAACTGTTTTCAGTGATCTGTTCTTTGTTTGAATTAACTTTATCTTTAAGTAATAAATTCATTGTACTGAATACCTGAATATCTAATAGGTCTTCAATAATATCACGGCGTGTATGAGCAGGTAATTCCATAAAAGGAACATATGTTGCTGAACCCAATACAACAATTTGATTAAACGATTTATAATTTAAGTTTAAAATGTTTTGTTCAAGATATGCCTGATAGTCACGTGAGGCAGCATCCTGATTAATCATTTCACCGTTTTTCCATATCTCAAAGATATTGGGCTTAATACCACGACGGATCATAAAGTTATTCTGACCGATCTGAAATGCTATCTCAACAACAGTTTCACGGCCGTTAATACTATTAATCAATTGTGCTTTATTAACCTTACGGAATGCTTTGCCATACAAACCAAATACGATAGCATCAAGTAATGTTGATTTACCGCTACCGTTTGTACCACTAATAAGTGTGGTTCTGCTGAGATTTAATGGAATAACCGTCCATGAATTACCCGAAGATAACAAGTTTTTATAACGAACTTCTTTAAATACAATCTTCATGCTATCTGCTGTGCCTCAATATATAACTCATCAATTAGTTTAATAATATTTCCTTTATCAACACTTGTATCAATTGATTCAATATATTGATGTAGAATATCCTTCGTGTCTTTTGTTTCATCTAGGATCTCATCAACTCCTGCATCTTCAAGGTTTAATGAGTCTTCAATTGCTTTTACATCGGCAGCACCTGAGTCGGTAAGCTTATTCATAAACAGATCATAGATATATGGATTTGATCTTGTCTTTACGATTACTTTAATATATGTATCTTTAATTGCCGAAACATCAAGGTTAGCAATATCTTCAATTGTCATATCGGTATCATCATAGTCGATTTTATTATATACCGCATATGGATTAAGAACCCATTCAAGCTCACGTGTTTCAGTATCAAGAACACGGAAACCACGTCGACCTTCATAATCCGACCAAGTCATTTCATATGGTGCACCAAGATATTTGACATTTCCATATTCTGATGGATGATGAAAGTGTCCTGAGTATACTTGTTCAAAATGCGTAAAGATTTCACGCTTCAACCCGTGGTCATTGATAGCTCCTTTGAGCATTTCAAATCCTTGTATTGAAAAGTGACCCATACAAATATTTGCTTTTGATTCTGCCATTGTAATCATAGTGTCTTCTGAATTATCTTTTGTAATCCATGGAACCATTATAACATCGGTTGAGCCAAATGTCAACTCAACAGGTTTACTTTCGTAAATATGGAACTTGCTATATTCTTGAAGTAACAATCGCATTGAATTGATTTCGTTTGTATTTGTATAGTATACCGAATGATTACCAACGATTGCGTGGTATTCAATCTCACGTTTTGCCAGCTGGTCAAAAAACATCTTTTTAGCACGGTCAAGTGTAACGTAATTAACAAACTTGCGTCGGTCAAACGTATCACCTAAATCAAGTACTGTTTTAATGTTATGCTCATCAATATATGGAAAGAATACTTCTCTAAAGAACCTTTCCTGATGATCCAGAAATACTTTAGAGTCACCACGTACACCGATGTGCATATCAGTAATAATTGCTATCTTCATTTCTTTTTCGCTTTATCCTTAGCCAACTTATCTTCAAAATCCTGAACGAATGAGTTCATATAATCAGCATTTGTTGTTAAGTTAAGAGTTACATCTTCACCTGTATAGGTACCACCTGACGCAAGCATTTGCTGTGATGATTTAAAACGAATATACATTTGTTTCTTTTCTTTTTGAATACGGCGTAGGAATGCGAACCAAATAATTTGTGTAAAGTAAGCAAATGGGTTTTGAGATTTCTCAGGATTAAAGTTATTAATATATTGTAGACAATTCTCAATGCCGTCACTAATCATATCTTCCTTATACGAATAGCCACTAAAATTTGGTTTAGTTGCCAATCGTGTTGCGATCTGATAAATGCATTTGCCGATATAGTCAGGAACACGTGGAATTTCATCACCACTGTCCTCTGCTTCTTTAATCCGTCCTTTGTATGCAATCAATGCTTCATATAAGTCTTTATTGTTGACGTAATTTTTCTTACGAGGTTTCGTAGGTTTTGCCATTACGGTATCCTCCTTTACTGAGATTAGTTTTAATATATCGCAACTCTGTGATATTGTCAATAGATTTTTTTTCTGACATAACTGAAATTAACCATTGACAATAATTCCAGACTGTGTATAATAGCATTTATGCTCTATAAACAATACTATATGTTAACCGTATAGATTTTATAATTAAATTGTTCAGAACCATATATTTCAATGCGTTTGCGGAAATGTTTCAGAGTATAGTTTTCAAATGATCCTGAAGATAAATCATCGGTAATATCATATAGTGTTGCCTTGTCCGCATCATTACCTTTGCGGAGTGCACGTCCAATTGATTGTAATACTTTGATTTCAGATTTAGAACCAGATGCAAATATCACATTATCGAGTTTCTTAAGGTTGACGCCAGTCGAAAATACACCGTAGGATGCAAGGATATCGTGCTGTTTAACTGGATCATTTTCTACGAGATTTCTAATCCGCTCACGCTCATCACCTTTAGTTCCACCATATACAAAATGCAAGTGACGGTCGTCTCTCCGAAGGAGTGGCTCTAACACTTTACCATGTTTTTCAACGAGATCAAACAATACAAGATTATTCTGATCTTTAAGTGACCAAAGTAAGTTCCGAATGAATATGTTTCTTTTATTGTTATTAATAATGAACTCACGTTCTGCAGGATACTTACGGCTTGTATCTTGAACAGATCTCAATGCTTTTCTGAAATCCTTTTTGGTCTCAGGTGTATAGTTCAATACAATTGCCTTGACATTAAAATCAGCGACAGTACCTGCATCCATCAAATCTTTTGTTGATACAAATTTCTTTACCTGGCCGAAACATCCTTCAAGAACAAGTCGATGCGTTTTTGATTCCGATGATTTCAATGTGCCGGTAAACCCATGGCGATATTTACAATCGGTCAACTTTTCCATAATCTTAGTGAGTGATTTTGCCTGGAACAAGTGAGCTTCATCACCGAGGACAACACGGAATTGGTCAAACCATGCCTTTGGTAATTTAATAAGTGACTGCCATGTTGATATAACAATAGGTGCATTAGTGTTCTTATCCACACCACCTTTAATTGTATAGATGTCTTTAGGATCACAGCCATAGTCTGCAAAGTCACCTTGCATCTGATATACCAATGAAATTGTCGGAACAATAATCAAAGTACGGTGACCATACGCTTGATGATAATGCTGCTGCAGTAAATAGATTATTAATGATTTACCTGAGGATGTTGGTGATACTGAGAGTGATCTGTTATTACGAATAGCATTTACAATGTACTCGTTTTGATAATCACGTGGTTCAAATTTACAGTTGATCTCACGAGCAATTTCATATCCATAATCGTCAGGAACAGGCTCTTGGTCATATAACGCGCCATCAATATTGAGTTGATACTCTCGATCTTCACAGAATTTTTGGAGGTAAGATAATAGACCTACATATAACGTAGGACGCATTGGTTGATATAAACGAATATATCCATCCCATACACGGTTCTTATACGAAGGCACAAATTGATAACCGTCAGGTCTAAACGAGAAATAATTCATAATCTCTTGCCGTGTTGACGGATCAGCAGTCACTTTCATATGAACCGCATTAATTGGTTCTACATTAACAATTTCAGTCATATCATCCTATACTTCAATATCTACAATTTCACCTTTAGTATGAGTATATTTATCTCTTTTAGTCCGTGTTACTGGTTCAACTGGTTCAACCACACGGTGCTGTTCTTTTTTCAGTGAAGGTTTGATGTTGTCAAAATTTGGGTAAACAGGATGCCCATATATATTAATCATATTAATAATCTCCTGCTTGGAATTTCATAATATCAATAATATTTTTTACAATAAAATTTCTACTATGAATGGTCTTAATAATATCTTCAAGAAAGTTAGCACGTGCAGAATGATAATCAATTTTTAAACTTAAATTAATAATATCCTTATCCGCTTGTAGATATTTATTCATATCCTGTCTAATAATTTTCTTTTGGTATGGTTTCCAACCTCGCTCGGCTAAATCTTCCATTGCCATAGAACCATCAAACCATTCGGTCTTTGCCATTTCCAATTCTTTATAATCAGCCTTAAGCTTTTTAACTTTAAGTGCTTCTTTGTAATATAAATTGTAATACTTGTTATGTAGCTCAGGAATTCTTTTTGATTCACCGGCTAAATTTGTTTCGTCAATTTTGCAGTCAACCGACCATAACGCACTTATATCATCAGTACTCATTCTTTACCTCACTATTTCAATCATATATGATTCTAACACAGAATTAGAATTTTGTCAACTAACTTGTGTGAGTTTAAATCCGTTATGTCTCATTGTAACTGTTGCCTCAGGATATACAATATCTTGTTGTGTTATATCAAGGCTTAACGGTGATAAAATTGTTGGAAAACAATCGGTAAACGTAAATAGCATATTTGGGTTTTTATTACTGTTCTCGACAATAATAGTAACGTCGGATGTGATGCCATCATCCGATTTTTGCAAACGAGAAAACTGATCAGTCGTTTCTGATTTGCCTAATGATTCCATCCAATATAGGATTTCCTGATAATTTGCCATATTTTCATCAACCACAAAACTTAGATCAAGTTCAGCATATTCGAGTCGGTCCGCGGTCTCATATAAATTCCTAATAGGCGATGGCCGTGCCACAGGTGACATTGTAACACCTGGGATGATTGCTCGCCGAGTAAAGAACTCAACATTCGGAAGGCGTGAAACTGCAACCTTAAAGGAGGTTGGATCAAGATAATTTGTTTGCATGGTATTTTCCTATTGACATTTATATAGAATCAGTTAGTATGAGTATTTATAATAAATAGCCAACATCAACAACCAAAAGTGGAAAGTGCATGGAGCCCGTATATTTGTGGGACGACCCGTGTGATGATTGCAGCCATTGGATTGGCAACTTATAATATAGGAGACAATAATGAGCGGCAAAGCATTGAATTTATTTATGGATACGAGTGATTTATGTATGGTAAGCGTAGCTACAATGCATAGAGAATTTTTTGTCCGAAAAGATTATGAATGGTGGTATAAGGTACAACCCGGTGATATATGTGTGGATGTAGGAGCATGCGTTGGTATGTTTACTGCCCATGCTCTCGACCGAGGTGCTAAAAAGGTTTATGCGATTGAACCTAACCCAAAATTTTTAAAAGCAATCGTAAATAATACATGGCAGTATGTAATAGACGAGCCTGAGCAAAAAGTTGTACCTATCCCATACGCAATTGGTTCAGAAATGGGTCATACTGATAACGTATTTTATACCGATGAGTTTGAAGTAAAATCATTTGCATATTTTCTTGATAGATTCAATATTGATAAAATCGACTATCTCAAAATTGATTGCGAAGGCGGAGAATATGATGTCTTATCAAAGGAAAATCTCGACTTCTGTATTAATAATGTAAAACACATTGCGGTTGAGTGTCACCTTCGAGCATCAACTGATGGTCCTCAAAAATTCATTAAATTTAGAGAACAATTTCTTCGACCACTCATTGATACATTGCAATTTGATATGAACTTCATGGAAGATACAATGAAAAATCGTATATGGAATGATGCTGATATTCATGCCATGCGTGGCGAGTTTATGATTTACCTAACAAAAAAGTAGTTGACAAGTTCTGAAAACTTTGTTAGTATGGTATAAGATAATTAAGGAATGATTCTATATGTCTGAACAATTTAAAATTTTAACTGCTCGCCAACACGTCCGTGAACGTATCGGAATGTATATGGGTTCAAGTGCAAAAGAACAGGTTGAGCGGTTTGTTCTCGGTGAGTGGAAAAATGCCACATACGTACCTGCATTGTCAAAAATGATTGATGAGATACTCGACAACTCACTTGATGAAGCAATTCGTACAAATTTCAAATTCGCAAACCGCATTAATGTATCTGTGACCGATGATAAAGTAATCGTTACAGACAACGGTCGTGGTATTCCACAAGAACAGGTATACGATGAAACATCCGATACCAAAATTGCTCGAGCAACTGCGGCATGGACAAGAGTTAATGCTGGTACATCGTTTGATGACGAACGTGTAACAATTGGTACAAACGGTGTCGGTTCAGCAGCAACCAATTTCCTATCAAAGAAATTCGTCGGCAAAACTTGGTCAAATGACAATATGCTTACTGTTGAATGTAAGAACGGTGCCGAGACTATTAATGAAAAGAATAGTCAACGTGAAGGTAGTGGTACTGAGGTATCATTTATACCTGACTTTGACTTGTTTGAAGTTAATAACCTTTCTGAACTTGATACAATTGTATTACTTGAAGATCGGTTGATCTCATTGCAAATGGCATTTCCTGAGATCTCTTTTTCGTTTAATAAGAAACGTATTAAGGTCAACAACCTCAAAAAATATGCCGATATGTTTGTAAAAGATGGCAGTGATGTTATCATTGAGAAATCATACAACTTATCCCTTTTCTTTGCAGGTTCAGTTGATGGGTTCCGTTCAAACTCATTTATTAATGGTGTGAATACTCGTCAAGGTGGTACTTATGTTGATTGGATAATGCATAACGTAATTACTCAATTGGCCGTTATGATTAAACGGAAATACCGTATTGAAGTCGGTAATATGACAATTAAAAATGGTTTGACCATGGTTATGTTTGCTCGAAACTTCACCAATCCAAAGTTTGATTCTCAAACAAAGGAACGGTTAACAAACCCAATGGGTAATGTCAAAGAACACTACACAGAAGCAAACGTAAAAGATGCTTTATTCTTTGCTCGTAAGATCATGGCAACACCGTCAATTATTGAACCGATTATCGAAGCACAGCTTGCAAAGAAACAGGCTGCTGATAAACGTGCCGCTACAATTGCTCAAAAGAATTTGAGAAAAGTCAAAGTTGCAAAGCATATCTCTGCTAACAAACCAAACTCAACACTGAAAATTGTTGAAGGTGACTCGGCAATGGGTTTCTTACTCAAAGTGCGTGATCCTGATACGGTTGGTGCATATCCATTGCGTGGTGTTATTATGAATACGTGGGATATGAAACCTGCGGATGTGCTAAAGAACAAAGAATTGTCAGAATTGGTTGCGGTTCTAAACCTCGACATTAACAACCCAAATTCTGTTGATAATATGTCGTATGAGTCAATCGCAACATTAACCGATGCTGACCACGATGGTATTGGTCACATCAGTCCGTTGCTGATTGCATTCTTTTACAAATTTTGGCCGCGGTTGTTATCTGAAAAACGTGTTAAAATCACACGTACTCCAATTATGATTTCGACTAAAGGTAAAGACATTAAATGGTTCTATACATATGAAGATGCTTCAAAGTTCAAACAAGAACAAACAAATTGGAAGCACCGTTATATCAAAGGCCTAGGCAGCTTGACCGAAGATGAATATGATACCATTATTAATAAACCGATTTATGATACGGTTACGGTTGACGATGCATCAGTATTCCAAATGATGTTCGGTAAAGACTCAACCTTACGTAAGGAGTATATGTTCGCATGATTTTATGGTATGACATATTGTTAGCTATTTTGTTTGCATGGATAATGCTTAACCTATTCTTTGCACCATTCATTGGACCCATCATGGCATACTTTGCTTATGAAGGTTGGATGGTGTACTGTAATTATCGGTTGACAAACCAAGTTTAATGTTGTAGAATGGATAGAATCATAAAGGAATTACTATGAGCGTTTTAGATTTTGTTGAAGATCAACACCAATACCCAATTAGCGCCGTTGCTAAAAACGAATGGTTATCATTTGCAATGTATACGGTTGAGTCGAGAGCAATCCCAAATATGATTGATGGGTTGAAACCAGTACAACGGTTTTATTTGTACTCCTCATTGCTAAACTCCAAATCAGATTTCAAAAAGGTATCTGCTGTTGCTGGTATCATTTCTGATTACGGCTACAACCATGGTGAAACATCAGCGGCAGGTGCCGGTCAATTGATGGCAGCAACATGGAATAACAATATTTGTTTAGTTGAAGGCCGTGGGTCATTTGGTACTCGACTTGTTCAAGAACCTGGTGCGGCACGTTATGTATATACTCGTGTCCATGAAAATTTCAAAACGTATATCAAAGATTTGGAATTGTCACCTGAACATAATGATCCTGAGCATGAGCCGCCAGCATTCTACCTGCCGGTTATTCCTTTGGTATTGGCAAATGGAACTAAAGGAATTGCAACTGGTTTTGCAACAAACATCCTTCCGCGCTCAAAAACCGATCTCTCTCGTGCTTGCGATGAATACTTGTCGAGTGGTAACATATCGAGAAGACTTCCAGTGTCCTTTCCTGATTTCAATGGTACAGTTACATATGATTCTATCGAAGATAAGTATTCTGTTAATGGTGTTTTCAGTAAACCAACCAAAACAACAATGACAATCACTGAAGTACCATACGGTTTTGACCGTGAAGGTTATGTTAAGGTTCTCGATAAACTTGAGGAAGATGGTGACATTGTATCATATGAAGATTTATGTGATAAAACTGGTTTTCGTTTTGATGTTAAATTAAAACAAAAAGGTAGTTCAGATTGGGATAACGATAAAATATATCGTAAGTTCAAATTATCAAAGCCACTCACCGAGAATATTACTGTTATTGATTTTAATGGTAAACTCCGTGAGTACAAAAATGAACTTGATCTCATTAAGGATTTTTGTAATTACCGTTTGGGTATTCTCAATGAACGTATCGAATTGCGTAAACGTGAAGCAATCGAATTGGCACGTTGGTTACGTGTTAAAATGGAATTCATTCAAGCAGTACTTGATGACAAAATTGTATTCAAGAACCGTAAGAAAAAGGATGTCGCTGAGCAAATCCTTAATGTCACTTCAGCATTACCAGAAGATGCTGATAAGTTACTTGCAATTAACATTATGAGCCTAACTGATGAAATGGTACAAAAACTTGCTAAGGAAATCAAAGAAGCTGAAACCGATTTACGGTATTGGAATAGTACAACTGCAAAGAAACAATTTGAGCTTGATCTTAAAGAGGTGGCATAATGTTTTATGTCACATATGATAAACCAGCAAAAATACCTGACGCCATGATGGACCGTGCTGTTGCGTTTGCATCAGAGTTCCTTGAAATCGAAGGTGAAATGGAAGTGTTATTTGATGGTGAGTTCGATAATGGTTGTTTTGGTTATGTTGAATACGACCCTGAGGATCTTGAGCTGTGTGTTTATGTTGATGGAAAAAACCAGCAAGACCAGATCCTCACTACTTTCTTCCATGAAATGGTACACGTTAAACAATACCTAAAAGGTGAGCTTGTCTCAGGTATCGGTAAGAAACCGTCACGTTGGCATGGCAAAACATTTGATGGTGATTATTATAATTTGCCATGGGAACAAGAAGCCTTCGAATTAGAAAAAATTATGTTTGATTGCTTTAAATCCTATTGACATTCCATATAGAATCAGTTAGAATAACATAATAACAAAGGAGAAACAGCATGCCCAATTGGTGTATGAATGATATTGAAATAAGCGGACCGACTGATTTAATCACTGAGATTTTTGAAAAGGCTCAAGATCAAGGTGGTTTGCTTCAACAACTCGTACCTCTTAAGGAAGATGAATCAATCGGTGTCGGTGACCAGCTTGAAGCATGGGGTACTAAATGGGATGTTGATCCTGAGAACCTAGAACTTGATGTTGTAAACGCTAATACAATTCGTATTGTTGGTACTGTCGATTCTGCATGGGGTCCACCAATCACCGCATTGGAAACATTCGCCACCGCCAATAGAGACTGTTCTGTTGATTTGAAATATTGGGAGTCAGGCATTGGGTTTGTTGGACAATTTAGTTCTGAAACAATGGAAGACGAATATTACGAATATAATTTGGAAGACCGTTCGTCAATTGATGAAATTCCTGATGAGTTGCTAGAACATTTTAGTATTGAAGAGGAATATCAAGAATACCTTGAAGACTTTGATTACGAAGATGATGATTAAAACTAATCTTGATAATGAAGATCTGGTAAAAAAGTTTGTTACCTTTTGTTGTAACAATCTAAACGTGTTCCCAGATCAAATTATTATCGAAGCCGAGGATGAGCTCGAAGGCAATGGTATATGCGTTGATATAGAACAAGGTTATTATCTGATTTTGGTAAAAACCATTAATCGTAATATCACGGAAATATTTTCAACCATTGCTCACGAGCTTGTTCACGTTAAACAATATGAGTTTGATGATCTTAATGCTGCATTACAAACTGACACAGAATACGAAACTTGTTGGTGGGAAACCGAGGCACGTGAAAAATCTAAAGAATTAATTACAGAATTTGTTAAAATAATTGAAATTAACCATTGACAAATGCTTTAGAATCAGTTATTATGGAATAATCAAATAAAGGAAACTATCTATGAACATTACATTCTTTGAACAAACTGCCGCACAAAAAATCGTTTCAGCCTTTGGCCGTAAAATGATGTGGGCATCTGAATCAGGTGAATATATGAACATTCCGTTACCTATCCTGAATTCTTTTTCGGATGTAGGTGAGCATCTTGCTGAAACTGCATCTATGAAAGGTCTTAGTGAAGCACAACTAATGACCGTTCGTTATGCTAAAAGATTGATTGGATAATAAAATGAAAAATTTAGTATTTCTAACCGCGCTGACTGCTGCAACACCAGTCTTTGCAAACGAGACTCCGACTAACGTGAGAGTGTATGACCATACAAAGCAAGCACGTTCCGTTCAGATTGTTGAAAAGCTCGTTTGTAATGATGTGAAAGTACCGATTTACGAGACGGTACAATCCCAAGGTGATGCCGCAGGTGGTGCTCTTGCAGGTATGATTATCGGAGGTCTCCTAGGTAAAGGAGTATCAGGTAACGATGATGGTGCAGCAGTTGGCGCGGTAATTGGAGGATTGGTTGGTGCAGATAAAGGATCACAACCAAAAACACAACAACGTATTGTTGGTTATGAATGGACTGAACAATGTGATGTTGTTGAATATCGAGATACCGTAAACGCCGATGTGTATTCGCACTCGACAATTAGATTTTTTATTGACGGTAAACGATACGTTCTTAATTTTCAAAGATAGGTTCCTTAGCTCAGCGGATTAGAGCAAGTGCCTTCTAAGCACTAGGTCGTAGGTTCGAGTCCTACAGGAATCACCATTGCTCGTATGTTGGAATTGGTAGACAATGAAGACTTAAAATCTTTTGCCTTAGGGCGTATCGGTTCGAGTCCGGTTACGAGTACCAAATTAAAAGGAGTTTACAAGTGTGGACATTAGTATTAATCAGCATTATGTTTAATGCCTCAGAAGGTTACGATGAACCATTTGTTGAAGCTTGGTATGAATACGAAAACATGGTTGAGTGTTTTCAAGCACGAGAAATATTAGGTGGGCAAATGACAGGAGCATCTGGTTATTTTCCACGAGGAACGCAAGCAATTTGCATTTATAAAGGTGAGAAAGATGGCGCTTAAAGCTAATGATATTGTAACAGTAATTACACAAAACGGTGAATACGTAGGTAAACTAGTATCACAAGATGGTTCAACAGTTGAGCTAAAAAATCCTAGGTTCCTCACAATGAGTGAACAAGGCATGGGTTTTTCAAACGGAATTGCTATGACAGGTGAACACGATCCTAAGGAATGTGTATTATATAACATTTCATTAGTGGTTAAAACAAATGAAGAGGTTGCTAACGCATACCGACAAATGACGAGCGGTTTGGTTGCACCACAATCAAGCTTAATTGTATAGGAGAATATTATGGTTGACCAAGATTACACATTAACAGCATTACGCTCACACGCAAAAGGTCATATTGATAAGCATAAGTTTAATGTTGAAGTTTATCTTAATAACCCAGCAGGTGTAGGTGAACACCCTGACGTATTTGAAGCAATGGAAACTGAAATCCTTGAAATTGCAAAATACCAGGATGTACTTGATATTTTGGATAAGTACTTTACATAAATATTAGTATGGTTATGAAGTTATTAGTGACAGGTGCGTCCGGTTATATCGGATCACATTTTTGCCGATTGGCAAAAGAACATGGATATGAAGTCCATGGGTTTGATAACAATTTCCACGGCGAAAGCAATGATGTTTCTAAATACTGTGACAAGTTTTGGGTACAGGATATTATGGATCATTGGCTTATGGGTTGGGGTGATGCAGTAATTCACCTTGCAGGTCGTAGTGTTGTTCCACAATCATTAAAAGAACCATCAGCATATTATCGTATCAATACAATGGGTACGCTCAATGCGGTTCAAAAATTACGTACTGATAATTTCATATTCGCATCTACATCATCGGCTTTTGAAATGGCATCACCATATGCTCGCTCAAAGGTTGGTGCTGAAGATATTATAAAGGAGAAAGCTGATGGGTACACTATTTTTCGTTTCTTTAATGTTAGTGGGAGTGATGGTATCAATCGTCAGCTTGGGGATAGTTCTCACCTCATTAGAATTGGAGCGGAAGTTGCTGCAGGCATACGGCAACACGTAGAAGTATATGGAGATGACTATGAAACACGGGATGGGACTTGCGTACGTGATTACATTCACGTTAACGACCTCTGTAATTCTTTACTCAACGCTGCTATATCTGGACCATCCAATACTCCATATGAATGCCTTGGAAGTAATCAAGGATGGACTGTCCACGAAGTCTTAGATACTATGGAAGAAATTACCGGTAAATCAATGAATAGAAAAATTGTCGGCCGTCGTGCCGGTGATGCTGTTAAATCTGTAGTTGATAATCCATCAAAATTATGTAACCTGACAAAATCGCTCGGTGATATGTGCCACGATCAGTATAAGTTAGAAATGGGAAAACATGGCAAATCAATTTAGATATGAGGAAAAGTTTCCGACAACTCAAGAAGGTGAATTTCAAAATCACTTTATTTTTCCAACCACAATCACAGAAGTTAGAAAACCTGTAACTCAAAAAGAAAAAGATTTGTGGTTTGATGCTTATCTTAAACATTCAAAGGAAAGTGGTGTATCTCATGACTTTATCGGTTATGAGCAAGTACACAATGATCCTGCCTTAGCGGAATGGTTTGATACAGTATTACCAAATTGTTTGAACCTGTACCTTGAGACAATCGGTGTGAACCGAATGAAGATTGATTTGTTTCTAACAAAAGCATTCTTTAATGTAACCGATAAAGCATCCATAAACATCCACAACCATGCTGAGAATCATATCTCATGGGTGTATTATCCACACGTAAATATTCAAAGGCACCGTGATATTAGGTTCTATGATCCACGTGATGCTCATCCTAATGAGCCCTATTCAAAATTCTTTGGTGAACACGTAGGTGGGAATTGGACTTATGCAAATGCAAGAACATGGCAATTCCCAGTAAAGGACGGTGTTCTACTAATATTTCCATCAAACCTTAACCATGATATTGTTGCACAGGAAGGTGACGATGGACCTGGCCTCCAAAGTTTCAAAACAAAAACTGATTTAAAACTAAGTAGGTTTTGTGTGGCAGGAGATGTTATGATTGTAAGAAAACCAAATGTCGCCGAATATAGTAGAACACTGCCTTCATTTGAACATTGGCGGAAAGCCTAACTTATTCAGATTTCCAAATTGTCCATGCGCCCCAGGCAATTGCAATGCCTGCAGCAATTTTTGCCAATGGTGCCATGAAGAGAACCAACATACCGAGTGCTACCAATGCACCGCCGTCCCAAGTTGTTCTTTCCTTAAGTCTGTTTTTAATCCAATTCATTTCTTTTTTCCTCCTAGGATTTTAACACCAGCTTTTGCTTCAACAGCATTTAGCCGGCGCTCCATATCATCAATCTTTTGAGTGATTTTTGGATACTTCTTTCGCCATGCGTCTTCAGGTTGTTCAAGCCAGGTTAAACCCCAGCGCTCAACTAAGTAATCAATCATTAAATCAAATTTAGCATAGCCCCATAGTCCAATGCGTGTTGTACTCAAATAAGCAAGTACAACTGCGCCAATTATAGATCCGCCGATTGCGGTGTAGATCCATAACGTGTCTTCCAACATTCTACCTATCATTATTTTGCTCCGTGTATTTACAGTAATGGTTCATACCGTGGTCATATGCACCATCAAAAGGCATACCTTTTTTCAATGCTCTCCAACGGCCGCGCCACTTGTCTTTAATTCTTTGCCACTTCGACATTTTTCTAATATTACCATAGTAATTAATATAACGTGGTGGGCAATGATGTCTATAGCCAATAAGTGCAAACGGTACAGTTGTTACCAAATCATTATTATTGACATGGCGATAGTGAGTAACATTTTTAAAACTCTTGACGAATTTACGAGTACCAACTCTCGGTGATCCATATGTATATAATGCCACAGGATTCCAAGGACTATCAGCCAAACGAGATGTTGCAATTGTTGCCATTGCACCACCTAATGAATGTCCGCATATGAATAGGTCTTTAGGTTTTGCCTTTGCCAATGCTTCTTCAATTGCAACCCATACTTTATCAACTTCTGTTTGAAATCCGTTATGGACAAGACCTGATCCGTTGTTTGCTTTGTCGGGCATAGCATTTAGATCTGCTTTAATATCAGAAAATTCACCAGGCTCTGTACCACGGAAACATAAAACAATTTCGTTCTTATTCTGAATAAGGTGTACCTGAGCACCATCCTTTTCAATAAATTTATGTTGTGTATAACCTAACTTTTTATATTCAGCTTTTGCTTCTTTACCGTCCATATATGCTATTTGAGCACACTGGGCCATGGTGGCGCATTTTTCTATCATTTCTCTCTACCTTTTAAAATATCTTTCATTACTGTTGTTGCGGTTTTAGTAAAAAATCTTGGCGCTACGCTGTGTATAATTACAACAGGAACCAATAACTGCAGCTTTACTGCAATCAATAACGCTTTACCCATATGTTGAAGCGCGGTTTCATTGGCGTCTTTTAAGTGTGCCTTGCATTGTTTACTCAACATTTCTTTAATCCTTTTAGTTTGTCTTTTAACGCAGATGCATTGGTTTTTGATTGTACTCTGGATTTGGCGTCGTCCCATCGTAAGTCACCACTGGACAATACCTTGGGCTCGGGCGTATGTAATTCGGCCTCGTATGAAGCCGGATAATCAATCTTGTGGCGTTCTCTTGCTTTTTGGAGTCGCCTTGCTGTTTCGTTTTGTTTTTGTGACCAATATCTTTCAATCATATTCTCCGTGAACCGTTTGTCTATTTGTTCATCAATATAATTTTTAAAAAACATTTCAAATAAAGTCTTAATCATTTAGTTGTCGCTATGAATACACCATTCCAATCATTTGGAAGGTCTTGTGTTTTCATATATTCACATCTTTCTTTCCACATATCATAATATCCATCCATCTTATTATCAAAGTGTCCATGTAATATGCCGCATATTTCAATGGCTTTATCAAAATCTTGTGCTTGGTATGCATCATACATTTCTTGGTGTTTTTTCTGTGCTGAATACCAAGGTTGTCTTATATCATCAAGTGCAGTGTAAATACTTAAACCTACGCTTTTACCTTTTACTTGCAAATCATCTATTTTGAGGTAGAAGAATTCGTTTTTAGTTTGCTCATATGTTGCTTCACCGATTAATAATACTTGTCCGTATTCTTTACATTTACTTTCTACACGAGCTGCTGTACTTACAGCGTCTCCAAGGACATCATATGAATGACGTTTAGTACTTCCCATTTCACCAATGTATCCCAACCCTGTGTTGATGCCAGCGCCCATACCAACAGGAGGACGGCCATCAGGTATAATAACTTCTTCATTAAATCTGTCCACTGCCTTTAACATTTTAAATGCTGTAAGAACGGAGTTAGATGCATGGCTTGGGTCGTTGATTGGGGCATTATGGATATGCATTGAAGCGTCTCCAATATACTTAATAATCATCCCATCAGCATCTAAAACTGGTTCTGTGATTGCATCCATATATCCATTCATTATTCGAGTTAATCCTGCAACATCATCACCGAATGACTCACCCAATGGAGTAAATCCACGCAGATCACTAAACACAATACTAACTTCTTTTTTCATACCATCTTTAACTAATGATGGGTTTTCTTGTAATAATTTAACAACTGTTGGTGAAGCGTAACCAGCAAATTGTTTCTTGATTGCTTGTTTCTGTAAAAACTCATCAACGAATTTTACAATATACCGTAAACTACCAACGAGGAATAGCATAGCAGAAATAGTAATACCGTCAATAAGCAAATTTGAACTTTGGAATACATAGATAGACCCTCCTATAAAGCCGCCAATCGTTAATACGAATACACCGATACCTACAAAAGTCCAATAGGATAAACCAATTATTAATAAACCTGCTACAATTAAAGCAGCAAGTTCACCCCATGCTTTTGCGTCGGCGTGCCGTGTAATGTTTGATTCGTTAAATACAGTACCAAGCATTACTGCTTGTATCTCTTGTGGATATACTCCACCAATCGCCGTTGATATAGGTTGAATAGTACCTGCAGCTGTTGGGCCAACAAATACAACAGCACCTCCTAAATCATCTGGCAAATTCATTATTGATTCTGATTGATAACCTTGAGACCAATCTATCCATACCTCGCCAACCTCATTTGTTGGTATCATTCCAAACTGTGGTATTCTTAATTTATCAACCCCGAGCGGCGACAACTTGATTTGGAAGGATGGGTCTCCGGCAAGGACTCGCAATACCTCAAGGGTGACATTAGGGAAGAGGTTCCCCCCGGACTCGAATACCAACGGTGCTCGTCGGGTAACCCCGTCGATCTCTGGGAATGTGTTGATGATTCCCGACCCCACTGCATTAGTTTCAAGCTCATTAATGTTAGCGATAATCCCAGGTACACTTGGAATGAGAGAAATATAATCGCTATTAATAATAGAGGCTCCTGGATTAATCGCTTCATTTTTGTTCTCCTCAGCTCCAAGCATAGTTAAAATTATTGGTACTTGCTGCATAGTTATAGCAAGGTCTTCATCTCCGCCGGATCTATCAGGTTCAGACATAAGAATATTTAAAACAACAAGACCTGCACCTCTATTGTATAGGTCTATAATAAATTCTGAATATACGTGTCTAGGAAATGGCCATTGTCCATATTCGGTTATTGCATCTTCATCAATGTTTACTGAATAAATGTTATTTTGAACAACCTCTTGATTTACAATAAGCTGGTCAAAATACCGTAATCTTAAACTTTCAATGAATGAAGGATTAATAGTATGCAGCCAAGCAAATAACCCTAACAATAATATGCTCCATATAGGAGATAATAAAATCTTTTTCATTCTTTATCTTTCTTGCAGTCGCAGCTTGTGCAAACATCATTGACGCATTCTTTACAGTCTGATGCATAACAGTGGCAGCGGTGACCACACTTTTTACAAAATCTCTCTGGACCTATCATTCTTATACTCCTTATAAATACTATTTTATTAATGGATTATATCATGGCAAATCTGATTGAAACTATTTATATAGGTTGTGAAAATAATAAAAGCATTTCACTGCCAACATCATCCCACATAGTACGTTTTTGTGCTGATACAGCCCATGCTCACTGCACTATTATGTGTTTATTAAGTGATGTTTTCTTTAAAGCACAATTAATATCAGATGAAGACTATGCTCAAGGACCATATCGTGTTTCTATTATGTGGCCTGAACAATTTGTCAATCCATTTAAACGTAAACCTAGTAATGCCGAAACCTCATATGATGTTATGAAATGGTTTCTTAATAATATGCTACCTCCTAAGAATGGAATGATTGTAAGCATATATCGGTACGAACAAAAACAGACAGTTGCAACACCTTGGACGGTAAATCAATTATGGCCGTTTAAAAAACAATGGAATAAGAAAGGTAAATTCATTTCAATTCATAAATCTGAACCGTTAATGTCAAAGCGACGGATCGGCGGATTAATGGAAAAAGAAAAAACAATATTACCGAACATAACTAAAATTGCTCACGAGTTTGGGTATGACGTAAAATTTATTCATTACTCCTTGACAATGGAAGAAATCTATGATACACTGTTATCAACCACACACCATTTTAGTTATGATGGAGGTACTTATTACACCGCAGGAATGACGGGAACACCGACGACCAAATATACGCACTATTATGATAACTTACCCGACACGTGGGGATTTATGGGTATCAGCCCAAACAAAATATTACAATTCAGAAATGAAGCTGTATCCGCACCTATCGAGTATTCAACTATATCATATTTGAAACCCGAGGAAATAAGGAATATATTAAATGATTGATTGTATTATACCAGCAAGAACAGGATCAACTCGCTTTCCAAGCAAAATATTTGCCGAAGTAAACGGTAAGGCTGTTCTTAATCATTGTATTGATAACGCAAAACAATGTACTGACTTAAAAAATGTTTGGGTTGCTGCGGATGAATACGATGACATTTGGGCACCCAATTTAATTAAAACAAAAAAGATCCATAACACTTGTACATCTCGAGTTGCTGAGGCGGTTATTCAAACAGATGCCGATTATTTTGTTAATCTTCAAAGTGATGAACCTTGCGTGACTGCTGATATGATTTCAGGTGTTATCCGAAAGATGTTGGAATTACAAGAAGGAATGGTTCAATGTTGTTACCCATTAACAGACGAAGAACGAAGTAATATTAACGTCGTCAAAGCTGTAATTAGTAACGGTAAAATTGTTTACTTAACACGAACACCTGACCGTGAATTAATGGATAGTCCTAATCTTGTTGGAATCAATGGCTTGTATGCTTACGATCTCGGTACAATTATGGATTACCCAGAATACGATTTGAATTTAGTAAATGCTCATAAAGGATTAGACACATTGGCATTTATAGGAAAGGTTGATGTTATACCATATATGATTGACGAACGTACACCCGCGGTTGATGTACCAGACGATATAAAATTGGTGGAGGAATACCTTGATAGATCCTAAAATTATTCAAAAGATATCTCATTCACCAAAGATTGCTATTGTAGGCAATGGCGGAAACCTTGCTATTGCTCAACACGGTGCATCTGATATGACAAGGCATCTTGGCAAACATTGCTTTGCACCTGACGCCGTTCACCTAACCGCTTTGGGTGGTGATGAAGGTTGGCATAAAAGATGGATATATGAATACGGAACTTTTGCTGACTGTATCATCGGTATTACAACAAGAGCAAACTCTCCTATTGTTGAAGGTCTTGTTAATGTCGGTGGGCTATTACCTCATAAGATTGTAATAGCCCCTATGGACATTCCTGAATTAGATACAATTGTTTTAAATCAAAAAACCTACCATGAATTTGAGTGTGAGGCCTTACTCACACTCTATAAGATCATGGAACAATGCGGTGCGGTGTTACCCGAGATTTAAAACCGTATCTTAACACCTGCTGAGAAATAATTACTTGAATTATCTTCATCCAAAGTTCTGTTATAATCTACACCAACAATAGCATATTCATTTATTTCTTGTTCAAAACCAATTCTTATATTAGCAGCATCATTGTCGCCAATGTTTTTACTAAATGTAGCGCTGAATGGTCCTTCGTCAATATTGAAACCTATTGTGCCATAACGGTATGCAGTGTCTGATTCAGCTGTTGTTATTACAGCTTGAATGTCACCAGTTTCAGTCCAACCATCAGTGCTTGATTTACCGATAGTTAATCCACCGAAAGGTCTAATAGCACCAGTTGATTTTTCAATTGTTAGCCCGGCAGAAACGTCAGAAGCTGATGTTTCACCTGCCGCAGAAAAAGTACCAATTGTTCTTGAATATTCAATATCAGATTTAGCCATGTTTACTCGTCCTACAACGGTAATGTCTTTATCTTCAATTGCTTTTCCTGCCTCAACAGTTACGGCATTTGTTAATGCTTTACCATCGCCACCTTCTGACATTGTAGTATCAATTCTATTAATACCTAGGCTCAATCTCAATGCATCTTCAGTTACAAATGTATGGCCAATGCCAACAACAGATGATGTTGCTTCATAGTTGTCACCCATTGAATGATTAATCCGACCTATTGATACACCATCCGCTATATCTAAATTACGGTGTGTATTTAATCCGATTAATTGTGATGCTTGATCCATACGGCCAACGAATGATCCGGGATCCGTTACAGTTACAACAGCATCATTACGAACAACTGTAGTTGATGTTGATTCACCGTCCGTAACAACTTCACTGCCATCACTCATAGTATCAGTAGTTCTGACAAAGCTTGTAGTTGTTACATTTGTCGGAGTTGTTACCGTTGTAGTAGTTTCACGGTCAATAGTTTGCACACCAGCATCAGTTGATGCATCGTGAGTTGTGATTGCACCAGTTAAAACAGGTAGTGTTGTGCTTACTGCTTCTGATGTTGAAGTAATAGTTTCGGTTGCAGTACTTACAACTGTTGGTGCTGCTGGTTCTCCACCGCTTTCCGCTGCGTCTGTTGCTGATCCAACATCATCAAGTGACCAACCTGAAGGTAATTCACCCGCAGTTCCACCACCTGCTCCACCATCGACTGCATCATCAAGTGCATCAAATGCTGATGGGCCAAAGATATAAGCATACTTTGCTGAAAGAATATCACCTGCTGATACACCAGTCCAAGACCAGCTAATACCAATCGTATCATCAGAATTTCCGTAGTTTACAGGATTGCCATCATCGTCAGTATAACTTGTTCCGTCATATGAAGCTGCATCTGATGACCATCTGTTAACACCTGCGGTTGTATTCGTATCTGTTGAATAAACACCTAACGCATATTTTGAAACAGTTGCTTCTGAAAAGGCAATGTTTGTATCAGGAACACCTGAATACCCAAGTACGTTATCTGTTGATGAACTATCTCCTGGCATACCTTGTGAGTCGGGATCAATAAATTTGCCATATGCTACAGTATCTGCATCAGAACCTGCGGTGATTTTTGTTTCAACATCAATATATGGTTTATCATCTTCCAATATAAATTTATTTTCAACATTCCATGTACCGCCATCAACATCAACGTCACCGCTCCATGTTAAACTATCTGTGCCATCGGTCAAACCATCGGAGTCAACAATAGTTGCACCACCTGAGTTGTTATTTGTTTTATTTACACCATCTACTTTTAGTGATTGACCGTCAAACGGTGTACCTGGTGTCAGATAATCATAACTAGGATTAAATGTACCTGAACCTTCAGGGTCAAATAACAGGCCAGGTGATGTACGACTACCAGAACCAAATGTACCTGAGTCTTTATTGATCCCAGCTTTAACCCATTGGTTTTCTAATAAACCGTGGGATGATGTTTGTAAGCTTGAAGTATCGGCAAAAGCCCAGCTTGGTATGACTAATGCAGTTGTTAATAGTAAATGTTTCATTGCTTCTCCTATGGATTTAATATAAATTCTATTCCTAAGACAATTCCTCCACGGACTTCTTTACCGTTGGATTCATATGCCGTTGTCCCAAATAATTTTATATTATCCACGTAATCGTAAGTTACCCTACCATAAGGAGCTATTGGGTGAGGGTTATAACCTGTAGCCAATCCTCCTTCTATTGCAATGTCACCATAACTATATTTTATTCCTGAGTATATACTCAAATTTTCGACGCTATTGTAATATGCGCCTGCGATATATTTATCATTTGATATTCTTATATGAGGATGAATTTCATTATAAGATTGGGAAAGACCTAAGTGTGTTGACAAAGCCAAACCTAAAATTAAATCCATTGATTCTCCTAATTGTGTTGCTCGACACTTACAACACACCCATTTGGGTTTGTGCAAACGCCAGATAGACTAAATGATTTAGAAGAGGTGTCGGTTTGTTGGCTAACTGTTACATTATAGGCAGGACCATATATGCTTTCTACATCAATGGTTGCTGATGCAGAATTCATTCCACGTTGGTTTAAATCAATTACATTATAGTTGCCAGCAACATCAATGTCAGCAGTTTTTTGTCCGCCACTGCCTTTCTGATAAGCTGTAACATCATTCCCAGTACCTGAAATATTAATGTCTAAAAGATGCGTTTGATTTCCTCTTTGAGTCATTTCAACATCGTTGCTATTACCAGAAATTTCTGCTGTTAATTCATGCCTGCCATAACCTGTACTTTGTTGATCTGTCTGCGCTGATTTAATATCATTATAATTTCCGCTAATTGTAATTGTTGCGGTATGGTCACCACCTTCTGATAAATCAGTTGTACCATCCGCGTGTTTACCTTGCCATACCGTTAAGTTATTATTATCACCTGTTACCATTGCAGTAATCATTCCGCTGTCACCGCCGCCACCTTGATAAAAATCTATGTTGTTGTTATCACCATCTAACATTCCTGCGATACCATGATACTGACCTACCTGTACCATATCAATTGTATTGCTATCACCTTCAATACCTGTAGTCTGTCCACTTATACCAGTAATATAATTTTGACTGCCATCTTGGGTGATGGTCAACGTAAAGTTGTCACCTGATTGATACATATAGACTTCATTTGGTCCACTATTTGATTTGGATGATGTCAATATTATTATTACCAACGCCAAGACGGTAATCCCAAACATACTCGTCCTGTTGTTGGATATTAATCGTATATCCATATTGCTGCTCCACATATATTCTTAGGTGGTGATAATAACCACTATCGTCTCTTTCAAAAATCCAACTAGGATCTTGTCGGTTTAAAGTAATTCTTGTTACGGGATCATAACCTTCTTCTCTAAAGCTAAAGAACTCGGCATTCTGCCCATCTAATTCTGACATTAACCTACGCATTAATGCAATGTTTAATTGTTCAACCATATCGTGTAATAGTTCACCGAGATAATAATCACTATCTCTTAAATCAAACTCGGTTAACCATATGTCTTTAATACTATCGGTTAAAACATCAACATCCAAACCGTCAAAGTTTAAGAAATCTATGTCTAGGAAATCTGTCATTTGTTCCAATGGCTCACCATCTTCTTCAAATAAAGGTTTTTTCTTTCTTAAAATTAAAAGGTTTGTTATATCACTTTCATTAAGTGCCAAGAATAATGGTTTAGTTGGTTTTGTCCATCTACTTTTTACTATTGTTGCTTGAAAGGCTTTATTCATAATAACAAACCCGGTGTCAGACTCAACTGATATTTCACCGGTTACACAGTTAGTTTTTCCAAGGGAGTCGATGGAACACGATGGTAATAATGTAACCATCGTGCCACCTATTTCATCAACCACCATAACGAAATCAGTACCGCGTACACCTATCGTTGCTGACGGTGTTTTGATGCTGACGTTTCTTCTGCTGTTCTTTGCAATTGCTCCAGACGCATAGCGTACTGTTCCCAATGTCGCACGTAATCCCAGCTTCCCAGTCCCAGCATTTGGGTCATAAACGAAATCATCAA